AACATCACCGTCAATGGCGCAATCGACGCCGAAGGTACAGCGCGCACAATTGTGGATGTGCTTAATCGCTCGAATGCCCGTGGGACTCTCGGAGCGAATAGGCTGACTTTCGCATGACGCTATGGACGCCCACATGGAGCATCGACATTGATGGCGTCGGATATAAAAATGTCACGCTAGCCAATCTCAACATTGGATCGGGTCGCACCGATATTTATACTCAAGCCATCGCCGGTTATCTCAATCTAACGCTCATCAACCTTGACGATTCCAACATCACAGCCGGCATCAATTCCGCCGTGACCGTCTATGTGAACAATTCGTCCGGTACTCCCATAGCTCTTTTTGGTGGATCTATAACGGACATCATTGTGGGAGTCCAATCCGGTGGATCCATTGGAGTCACACAGACCATTCAAATCACGGCTCTAGGAGCTCTTTCACGGCTTCCAAAGGTGCTCACCGATGGAATACTCACAAAGGCACTTGACGGAGTCCAAATCGAATCTGCGCTATCTCAAGCCCTATTTTCTCGATGGAATGCCGTACCGGCTTCTTTGACTTGGAATGGCTTGGATCCTGCAACTACTTGGGCTCAAGCTTTTAACACGGGACTGGGAGAAATTGATACAGGTAACTATGAATTGGCAGCTCGATCATCAAGCGTCACGGATATTTATTCACTCGTCTCGGCTTTAGCTACTTCCGGACTTGGCTATCTTTACGAAAACTCTCAAGGTCAAATTAGCTACGCGGACAGTACCCATCGCACTCAATACCTAGCTGCAAACGGATATGTCAATCTTTCAGCTAATGACGCTTTTGCCAGCGGACTAGAAACGGCTACCCGTGCCGGCGATGTTCGAAATTATGTGACTTTGACCTACAAAAACGGACAGCAAGTCACCGATTCGGATGTTGAATCGATTGCTCTTTATGGCACTCTCGCACAAAATATCGACACAAGTCTTGAGAATGCAGCCGATGCGACAGCTCAAGCCGACTTCTATTTAACGCTTCGCGCATTCCCACAAGCCAATTTCAATCAAATTTCATTCCCATTGGGATCACCGGAAATTGACAATTCGGATCGCAATAACCTGCTCAATGTGTTCATGGGAATGCCCGTCAATATCTCTGATCTGCCACTCAATATGGGCTCAAGCTTTCAAGGATTCGTCGAAGGCTGGCAATTTCAAGCCGGCATCAATTCGCTGACTGTCTCGCTTTATGTCACTCCGGTGGCGTATTCGCTTCAGGCATTCCGCTGGAATGATGTGCCTGTCGTTGAGACTTGGAACACGATTGAGCCTACACTTGACTGGTTGAATGCAACCGTCGTCGCATAAGGAGAAAAAATGGCAACAACGACAACGAATTATGGTTGGGACATTCCACAGTCCACCGATTTGGTTAAAGACGGAGCAACGGCAATTGCGACTCTTGGACAAGATATTGACACTTCATTTGTCGGTCTAAAAGGTGGAACTACCGGACAGGTTCTTTCTAAAACATCGAACACAGATTTGGCTTTTACTTGGGTAGCTCAAGATGATTCCAACGCTATTCAAAATGCGATTGTTGATGCAAAAGGTGATCTAATTTCTGCCACTGCTAATGACACACCAGCGCGATTGGCAGTTGGAACAGATGGTCAAGTATTAACGGTTGATTCCACAACAGCTACAGGCTTAAAATGGGCAGCTGCAAGTTCGACTCCAACTTTTGTTGGATGCCAACTTTATATGTCATCCAATCAAAGTATTGCAAATTCCACAAATACAACTTTACTTTGGGGCGCAGAATATTTTGATTCAAATGGTTTTCATTCTACGACAACTAATACTGGCAGAATCACGATTCCGACTGGAAAAGCGGGTTATTATTTATTGACCGGTGCAGTTAGATGGAGTGGCAACACAAGTCAGAGACGCAATATGTCACTTTCAAAAAATGGAACTTATATTGCCGGAACCGATTGGATGGAAAACCCATCCACAAATGAAGGATATTTAATACAAACTTTTGCATTTATGGTTAATGCTGCAGTTGCTGATTACTATGTTATCAATGTTTCTCAAGGTTCAGGTGGCGCATTGGATGTCATAGCAGATAGTTCTTATTTTGGCGCAATCTATTTAGGAGCATAAAAATGGTAAAATTTCAAAAGCCTGTTAACTTAAACGGTCAAGAATTGCGCGACGAATTAAGGGCGCAAGGAATCGCAATTTCAGATAAAAGAAGTGCAATTTCTGTCGATGAAAATGGCGATTTATTCCTTGAAATCAATCAAAAGGATGAATCAAAGGCAGCCGGAATCGTTGCAAATCACAATGGAACGACAATGCCACCGGAGCCAACTTTGGCAGATAAATTATTAAGCGTAGGTGTCAACATTGATGATCTAAAATCTGCACTTGGACTGTCGTAAAAAAATGACATTTCCACAAGGCACGGCTGCACACGCAGTCGAAATTGCCAAAGGCGAAATTGGAACCGTCGAGCAGGGTGAGAATCTGACAAAATATGGCGAATTTACAAAAGCCAATGGTTTGCCTTGGTGCGGATCATTTTGTAATTGGGTATTGGCACAAGCCGGCGTCAAGATTCATTCGGTTGTGAGCACAGCTATTGGAGCTCACAAATTTAAAGAGATTTCCCGTTGGCATCAAGAGCCGGAAATCGGAGATCTTGCATTCATGGACTTTCCACATGACGGAGTCGATCGAATCAGCCATGTGGGAATCGTCGTTGGCATCGATGGAAAATCGATAGTAACCATCGAAGGCAATACATCCGGCAACGGCGATCAACGCAACGGCGGAATGGTTATGGCTAAAACACGGACAATTGGAAAAGAAATCGTTGGTTTTGGTCGTCCAAAATATGTGCCATATAAGGGAGAATTCCCAACCGTTACGGTTGAAAAGCCAAAAGCTGCAATTCTCAAGAAGAAGGAGAAAAAGAAGTGAAAAATGTCAAAGCCATCGCAGCTTCATGGTTGCGGTCATTTCTCGCAGCATCAATCGCCGTTTATATGGCGGGCGAGACAGATCTCAAGGCAATCGGCATGGCGGGTTTAGCTGCCGTCCTACCGGTTATTTTGCGTTATCTCAATCCAAACGATTCAGCTTTCGGAGTTATGGGGAAGTGACACCGAACGAATGGGCTGCCGTAACCGGTGGCATTATCGCTACTGGCACGGCAGCTTATTCGGTGATTCGTATGCTTATCAAAAACATTCTTCATGAGCTTCAACCCAATTCGGGAAAATCGCTCAAAGATCAGGTCACACGGATTGAACAACGCGTGGACAGGCTCTACGAGCTCATGACTCAAGAATCCTAATCGACACGCCCAAAAACACGCGGGAATCTTGATTTTGTCAGTCTTTTGCTTCACCCTGTACGCAGGGAGCGAAATTCAGTAACTCTCGGATCGGGAGCAAAAATGACAATTCTACAAATCATCCTTTTGATGACTCATATCTTCATGCTTATTTGTGGTTATTACGCCGGACGACAAGACGGCTTCAAAGAAGGCAAAGCCATAGGATTTCGTCGTGGCAAGGCAATTTCAAAGATTGAGGCTGTCAAATGGGATTCCTAGACAATTACGAGACAGTCAATCAAAAGGTTCAACGCCTACACGCAACTTACCCAACCAACCGGATTGAGACATCGATCATCGATTGGAATTCGGAGAAAGGCTACATTCTTATCGAATGCCGCATTTATCGCCACTACGAGGATGAGAAGCCGGCAGCAATCGACTACGCACACGGCATGGTGGGCGCGTATAACCCACAAATGAAGCGTTGGTATGTCGAGGATACAGTCAGTTCCGCAATCGGTCGCTGTGCGTCCGTGGTGCTCGGAGTGGAAGAAAAGCCATCACGCGAAAATATGGAGCAAGTGGAGACCATGCCAAAAGCATTCGTTGAAGAAGATCCATGGAGCAAGCCGATATGGGAAGATGGTTTTACGACAGCAAAGACAGCTGTGGAAGAGATTAAGTCACAGCTCGGTGGAGAGATCCAATCTGAATCGCCAATCTGCGCACACGGTCACATGATCTTCAAAGAAGGCGAAAAGAATGGCAAGCCATGGGCGGGCTATATGTGCACCGAAAAGAGCAAAGCTACTCAATGCTCTCCGATATGGCTGGTCTTAGGCAGCGATGGCAAATGGAAGCAGAGAATCTAATGGGAGCTCTATACATCCAAAAGCCAAATGGGGAAACAGTCACAATCTTTGAGGACGGGACAGAGCTGCGCGAGCAGAAACCGCTCGAAATCGATTGGTGCGACAAGTGCCAGCATTGGAAACCACTCACCGGCGGTGAAATGACGAGCTACCAAGGACTCAATGTCATTTGGCTTTGTGAGGCTTGCAAGTGAAAATGAAAATCTCGCATGAGGACGAATGGACAGCTGCGAAAGTAGCCATTGAACGAGTCGAAGAGATTGAAGGCAAGCCGGATCATGTTTCGCGATATAACAAGAACTTGTCATTTCATGACTATATCTGCGAGATTGCTGAATCGGTCGGAGCGGAGATCGCTGTGGCGAAATACTTTGGGATTCAAGATTTCAACCCGAGAGCTTCTCGCTTTAAGCGAACAGCCGATGTTGGGTCAATCATCGAAGTCAAATGGACAAAGTACGATCAAGGCTCACTCATCATTTACGACAACGACCGCAATACGGACATCGCAATCCTTGTGACTGGAAAAAGCCCGAATTATGTGCTCAAAGGCTGGATTCCGGTAGCAATTGCAAAGAATCAAAGATGGCGCAGACGCGATCAACCGACTTATTGGGTGGAGCAATACAACCTGCACCCAATCGAGAATCTACGAAGGAGCTCCCATGGAGAAGCTACGCTTCCAATGCAGGGTTGAAAAGAAGGTCACAGATCACGCTGTCTTTGAGAATGAAGTGCCATTGGGTGACGCTGTGGTATTGGTTCAATGCCTAAGTTGTGGCGTCATGGGAGTCAATCAAAAGGCTGATGCCCGTGGCTGAATATGACTTTCGATGTGAAGTCTGTGGCAAGACAAAAACTGTCAAAAGAGCCATGGACGACAATTTGTCACGCGATCCATATTGCGACGGATGCATGATTCCGATGTCGAGAATATG